AATTAAGTTTGTTATCAACCGTCGTAATTGCGAAATATGGTACATGCGCGCCCGCGTCATATTTTGATGATGTGAAAACGTAGCCACAACGTAAATCAACATAAACACCGTATTCCCGTCGCAACCAACGGAAGACATAAGTAAGTTTAGCGTGGTTGTGTGGTTTTTCAATAAAATCAGTGTCATGGTGCTTGAATTTATTTTTAGCGGTGACATCATCATTATTTTTCATCATGCGCCCCGCAACGGTGTTTTTCGTTTTCTGTTCAGCATATTTATCATCTTCAACATAATCGAAAATACACGTCTTACCGTCAAGCCATTGCAAACCAAACTCAGGCTCCAAGGGCACGTCATAATGTTTGAAATACGGATTATATGCGTCGCACGCATTACCTAATAAAAAGATTCGCGGTTTACGCAGCTTGTTATCGTCGGCGCGTTCACGCGTGACGGTGTCTACAAGATTGGCTAATTGTTCATATTCGTTGCGCAAATAATGATGATATACATCGTCAGGGTCTATGATAATTTCATCCATGCAAATATTACGTACATTAACATATGTGCTTTTTTTCTTCTGCTGCTGTAATGATAATGGGATGAAATAGCCACATGTCCGCCAAGTTTTATCGCCATTACGACGTATTTCAGCCACCTTGTTATGTACCCTAAAATCGTAGTCGGGAAAAATATTATCTTCGATTATCCTGTCAAAATATTTTGCCGCCACGTCGTTATTTTCTTCTCGATACCGTGTGACCTCAACAAAACAGATATTGTTTTTAATATAATCCTCCAACATGTACCGACGTACGCCGTACGTTTTACCGAGACCGCGCGCGCCAATTATAAGATTTACGTCAGCGTCGCGCGGTAATATCTGTGTTCTAAGCCGTTCATAATAATATTTCGCCATCAATACTCACAATCATAGGTTTACCGTCCCGCACAATAAGCTCGCGCGGTGTCGTTTCCACATTTCTATTATATATGTTTCGTAAGTATGTCAGATTCTCGCCGTTTGCCTGTTTATCCGATTCACCCAGCCATCTACCGGACGGATACAACGCAATGGCTTCGGGCGCATCAACATGATACGTCACGCCCTGATAATCGGTGACGGTGCCGACGTATCTATCCCACACATGCGGCCGATTGCGTTGCAACGTATGGCATATGTCATAATCGACCAACACATCATAACCGAGCGACATTTGTACGGTTTCCGCGAAACCGTGCCCCGTGCGCATGACATCGGCAATAAAATCTTCTATAGTGTACATGCCGTCCGGTCGCGGAAGCCCCGCACAAGTGACATGCACGCGCCCGTTCTTGTCCAAACTGACACGTGCTTTGTTCCACAATTCCATATGCTCAACATAACGAGTCGTACCGCCGCAATCCTCCACTTCAAATTTTCCGATATGTTCCAGCGTAGACGCCATGTCGGGCGCGGTGTCTCTGACCCGTCGCATGGTAATGTTGATAGCGTTCTCTATTGCGGTGTGCAATGGTTCGAGCGCTTTCAACAGTTCCATGTCGGATACGTCATCAGCGCAGCTGATTTTCAGACTATCGGTATCGCCGCCCGTGACCGTGACGCGATCGCCGAAATATCGATATAGCAGCGTCATGGCTATCAGCAAGTGCATTCTGCTGCCCGCAACGATTCGCATACCGTAAGTGTAGAGCACGCGTGGTGTTTTCGGACGTTTTTTCGCAAAATTCTCGGGAGTGCAAACCGTGGTTTTATCGACTTCAAGTTCGCCGGTTTCCGTCACGCGATAATCGGCTTTCATGACATCCTGTGCCTGAGTGCCGTAAATCCCGTTGAATTGGCCTTTAACGGTGCTACCGTAGTATGATTGCAAAAATTTCATGCTTAACGTGCCCGTCTTAGCGTCGCGCGCAATTCCTTCAGGTATCGAATCGGGTATTTCATCCGCGTACGCCGTACCCTCATGATAATGTTTAATCAGATTTTTCACATCGGTTTTTCGAGCGAAAAGCATATTAGATTGCAATGTCACGTAATCGGGCGGAATGATTGTTTTAGTGGTACCCTCCCCATATAAGACGCGCATTTCATCGTACTCATATACTTGCGCCACGTTCCATAATTCAATCTCGTTAACGTGTAATATGCATTCATCCGCACAATACAGCTTACCGAAAGCATATGTCGCATTAACAGCAGTATCAACGTAACCATACGCCCTAATACTGTTTTCCTGTGTTTTCGCACGCTCGTTATTGGCATAATCCGTATCCGCTTGCAGCGTCTTTACGAATTTTGAACGCGGGCAGATTGCAATACCCCATACATCGAAACATGTGTTTTTACGTAATCTGAGGTTCGTAAAGCTCACGGCCGCATGTACACCCGTACGGAACGGGTCACTATAATTCGCCAATACGTCTTCAAGCTGCGTGTTAACGATACGTTCACACGCCACTTGCAAAATATCCGAAGGTATAGGCGCAAACTTAACCGGCAATCGACGCCCATTAATGAAAGCATGATGCATTGACGTTACATCCAAGGACGCAACATTATCCACAACCACGCTAGCGGTTTTCGCACTCGTAAACGTCAACCCGCCACGAAAACACGACTTACGCAAAGCATAGGACTCATAGTTTTTCGGAAACTCCTGATTGCAAGTCAACTCGAAAGCACGTTGAAGCGTCATCTGCTTACCGCTCTGCAACGTAATGCGTCGCCCGCCAATCTCACGACGTGCCATCTGCCGCACAAGTGACGTTTTAGTGAGCACACGGCAACCGAGCATGTCCGGCGTAAGCCAATGATTCGCGCGCAGCAACCATTGCAAGTATTGTGGTATCACTTGCACATCACGCCGCGCGTAAAACAGTTCTTCCGCGGTCAGTGACGTTTCGGGCGTGCGCGGAAGCGTGTAATCCCAGTCGCCTACCGCTTTCGGCAATCCGCATGTTTCACCCATTGCGCGCAGTCCGCCCATTTCAAGGTAAAACGTATCCCAAAAACGGCACACCACATCATCGCCTATATACAAATCAAGCGTATACACGCTAGTTGCCGTCTGCGCATTAGCGGTAATCGTATACGATTGCGCCAATTCCAACATGAGAGTTTGCATGTCGAACATAAGATTATATGCCGCGATTATCGGAACATAACCGTGCGTACGCCCATGTTCAATGAGATTATCAACATACGATAGCGCTTCGGACGTACGCCGGTAAAACCGTACATCGTCCGTATCGGGGGTGTACGATTCCAACGGCGTATCACGCAAATCATTGAAAATATACAATATCGGATATGCACGCGTTTCGGCACCTGTACCAACGTTCGTTGTTTCGGTGTCGAATATCGCCGCTACTCTGAAATCTTTACGTTCTTTCATCATCGTATCACGTCAGGCGTTACCAACATGAGCCATATCGGGCTACCGCCGTCAACGTCCGTATCGTCTTCCAATTCGCCCGCGTGCATTTTCATACGTTTGGCGTATTGCAATGCTTTTTCGTTTCGTGACATGATAGTGTCAAATAATTCGCTAAGTGAATTGGTGTCATATGCTTTCATGATGGCTTCTAGCCGTTTGTTCGGGGCAACGTCGGGACGTTGCCATACGTTTTGTGTGTATCGCCAAAATATCTTGACTTTTTCACGGCTTAGGTCATCGCCCAGCGCGCTCGGTAGCCCCTTGGATGCCATCCGCATTTCATTGCGAAAGATGTTGAACGAGCGTGCGCGTTCTTTCGCGCGCCCTTTGCCGCCGCGCACGTCTTCGGTTTGTCGAATCAGCGCGTCGGCTTTTTCATTGGCGCGTTGATACAATTCGTCACGCATGGCAGCGTTGCGGGTGCGGCCTACATATGTGTTTTTCAGCTGCGTTTCAAGCCGTTGAATGTAAACACGTCGTGCGCGTGCTTCACTTTCGGGCATGGTGTCGGTAATGCTTTTTTTCAGACTGTTTATCGTACGCCGTACGCGCTTGCGTTTCGCTGTCAAAACGTCCGCTTGTTTATGCGGTCTAGGCATGTTCACCACCTTATAAAAAAAGTGCCATAACAATTTATGGCACTTTTGTTTCATTCCGACTTACTTGATTTCAAGCGATTTCGTGGAACGCCCGCCGCCCAGCGGGGTCTGCTTGACTGCGACGGTGATACCGTCCGGCGCGTTGAAATCGGGGAACATGTCGTAGATGTCCAGCACGCTGCGGTAGATTCCCTGTGACTGACTGAAATACGTCTTACCGTCCTTTCCGAAAAGATAGACGTTTGCGCATTTCTGACCGGTCTGAGAACGGACGCCCGGCGCGATATAAGCGCCAATAACCGTCAACGGTTCCGCGCCGCGTCCGTTCAGCGACAACGCGCTGTTACGTGCGTTGACGATGGCGCGTTTTCCCTCAAACGTGCTGTTATCCATCGTGCAAATGTAACGATAGGTATCAGCGGTTTTCTGTGCGGTCTCGTTTGCGGTGTTGTTCATCTGTTCGTTTTCCTCATTCATTTCGGTTCCTTTCAGAATTCAATATCGTTGTCGTTGTCGTTGTCGTTGTCGTTGTCGGTGCCGTTTACGTCAGTCGCGACACGTTCGGCATGTTCGATGAACGTTTCAACGTCCATCACGTACACGGTCTTATTGACCGTAATATCGTCAACCAATACGTTAACGATGCCGGCGTCCATAAGCGTTTTGACGGCCATTTCAACGGTACGAACGTTTCCGGTGGTGTGGAACGTCTGTGCCACGCCGTCCCTGTCATAATAGCTTATGGTGCTGTCCGCGATTACCTTACGAATCTTTCGCATGTTTATTATCCTTTGTATCTATTTTTTCTGTCAACCATTTTTGGCGACATAAATATTTATAGCACAAAAATCGGCGTGCGCAAAAAGCGACACGCCGATTATTGATAATGAATCTCAGTAGCGCAAAATCTGACCCGGATAAATCAAGCTCGGATTAGACAAACCGTTAAGCGACGCGACACGCGCCCAATCACCGCCGAACACCGACCACAGACTATCCCCGGACACAACCGTATACGTGCGCGCCGCATCCGGCTGCGTAGCCACGCCACCACCATAGCACACGGTTTCACCCGGATAGATAACGGACGGGTTCCCGGACGCGTATCCATGCCACGACTGCCACGGCAACAGGCCGGTACGCTCGGCGATAGCCGACAATGTGTCACCGGACGCGACAACCACGCAAGCCGACTGCGACACATTCACACCGGAATTCGTTTCCGGCGCGGATACATTCGCGCCGTCGCCACGCGCGTATGCGTCCCACTGCCATCGTTCGCCCCTGAAATAATTCAAGTCCAATCGCCCGGCGTAGCCCGACACATAACCGTTCGACGTGTACTGCCGCATGGCTTCACCATATGCGCCGTATAGCCACGGCGTTTCCTGATAACCGGTCACGTTCATAGACGCGTACTGTGCGACCCACACACCGCAATGCTCACGCACGAACGATGTAAGCTGCCCCAGCGCTGACGCCTGAACATAGACAATCGGCCACACCCGAGTACGGTCATGCACATGTCGCACCCACGTTTCAATCCACGAACCGTTACCAAACTGCGGATTATCCTGAGATTCCCAGTCCAAAACAAGTACCGCGTCACCGATGTAACCACGCACGTTATCAATAAAAAAGTCAGCTTCCGCATTCGCGTCATGCCCCATCGCGTAATGGTACACGCCGATACTTTTGCCGCTATTCGTTGCGCGCCCGAGCTGATAGTTTGCGGCCTGATTCACGCCATTGGTCAAACACATGTTGTTGAAACCGCCGATACCCCATGTGGCACCCGCTACAACGAAATCAGCGTCCAACGTATACGTATCAATGTCACACTGCCAATTGCTCACATCCACCCCGCGCATATCCGCACTTGCAGATGGCACAAAAAGCAAGGATAACGCGCATACGCATGCCAACACGCTACGCCATATTCGCATCATTATCCCCTTTATTATTCTTAAGCAATGCAATAAGTTCCTCAGTCAACACATTATTCTTAGTCATCAAATCATTAAAATCACTAAACGTAGTAGCGATAAACCACGCCATACCACAACACGCGACAATCGGAAAACCCACGCTTCCAATAACGGTTACAATCGAACTAATATCCATCAAACACCTCACAAATAAAAAAGGTCATGACACATCAAACGACATGCCATGACCAAATATACCACAATCGCGTAGCCTATCCGGGAATTGAACCCGGCACGCACATCTTATAAGGATGCCGCTCTAACCACTGAGCTAATAGGCCATCACATCACCCCTCCCACGCTCCCCGCCGCATCAAATCAACCATATCACGACAATGCGCAAACACATAATCGGACACGTACGAATCACATTTAAACCACTTCGTACTCATGTCAACCGTCTTAACACGACGCGCACCACGACACCTGTGCGCTTTAATAAAATCGCAAGCATTACGTTTGCAAAACATGGTCAATCCCTCTCTAGCAAAGATGTGTTAGCCAATTCGATAGCATCGGTCAGAATATCGCCAACTTGAATATAATCACCCGCATCATACGAACTTAAAGCGGTAGCATCGGTTAGCCCATCCGCTGTGTAAAACTGAACATCGTAGTGCAATTCATACACGTCACGATGCGCACAATACCACAGCTCAATATTACCGTTCTTGAACGCAGAGTTAAACGTGGCAACTTTTTTATCATTCTTAAACATGATGAAACCTTTCGCAATCACCGATTAATCCGATACCCCAAACATACAGCACCCGGAACATAAAACACACCATATTGAGAATGGTTCCCATTAAGCGGCATGATGCACCCGACACGCCGTGTGTGTTTGACAGGTGTGGTGTGGTGTGGTACGCGGAAGTGAGCGTGAAAGGATGTTGCGGTTGTGGCGTGTCATGTTATGAGGTGTGATATTATGTAGACGTTCACTTAGATGAAAGGAAAAAATAAAATGTTTAAAGTTAACGCATACGTCACCGAAATTGAAGCAGATAATTTCTATGAAGTCGATATCGATGGCGTGTTTACCACCACTGTTACTGATTGCGGTGCTATTGATGATAGTGTGGTTACGTTTGATTCAGCTCTCACCACGGTTCTTGAAATTATTTACGGCGATTGCGATTTTAATTTCGTGTGTCGTAGTTATAAAGGTGGTGATTGTCGTTCATATGTTGTCGCGATTGATGATGGTGAATGATATAAATAAAAAACCGGGTGGCATTATTACCGCCCGGTTTTTTGTTTTATGCTGTCCACGTGGCGTGTACGCTCATGTTGCCTGTTTGTCCGCTTGAGTTCATCATGCTTACTTTGGTGCCTAGGAATTGGTATAGGCGTGGCGTGGTTGTGCTACCCGCGCTTACGCCCCATACCCATACGTTATGCCATGTAGCAGCCCAACCGGGGAGGTCACGCCCGTTGCCTTCACCTATGTTCGGTACGGTGCCGGCTATGTCGTATGTTACTATGCCGTTTTGTAGTGTTATGAATCCTTTTGCGTCACCGAATACGGTGTCTATCATGGCTTGTCGTGGTTTGTAATTGTCGTATGCGCCGTCGTATATGTATTTTGCTATGGTTTGTGCGCCGAGTTGGTTTGGGTGTATTTTGTCTGAGCCGATTGAGTTTGTTTCGCCTTTTAGCCATAGGTAGGCGAATTTTAGTGTTTCGGCGTTTGGTGTGTGAGTGGTGATTGTTTCGGCACCGTTTGTGAGTCCTGATAGTTTTGTTCTTCCGTTAGCATCTATGTAGCCCGCGTCGTAGAGCATTGGGACTATTAGTATTCGTGCGTTTGGGAAGATAGTTATCATTTGATTTACGCATTCTTGTATTTTGTTTTTAGCGGTGTTGTAGTCTAGTATGTCGTTTCGTCCACCGGCTAGCACTGCTAGTTTTACTTTGTTTTTGTCTAGTGTTGTGTCTGTGTTTGCGGTGTTTATTTGGTTTATGAATGTTCGTGTGTCTACGTTGAATCCCGCGCCGCTGACTGCGTAGTTTTTGAGTGTTAGTGTTGGGATGTATTGGTGTAGCCAGTACGGCCATGTGTTTTGTGGTGTGGTTGAGTCTGCGTAGGAGTCGCCGAATGTTACCATATATCCGCTATTGTATTTGTAGTTGCTTATGGTGGTGTTGATTGTGTTTATGTCTTGACTGTTTTTGTTTATGTCTTGACTGTTTTTGTTTATGTCTTGACTGTTTTTGTTTATTTTATTTTTGAGGTTGGTTGCGTCATCAACATTGTTTATGCCTAGCGCGTTTAGGTTTGATTTGTTGTTTTGTGCTGTTTCGGCGGTGGTGTCTATTTTGTTTTTGAGCGCGGTTGCGGTTGCGGTGTCGGTTATGCCTAACGCTGTGAGATTTTTGTTGTTGTTTTGTGCTGTTTCTAGTGCTTGCGTGGCTTTACCGCCCGCAGTGTTTGCGTTAGTGTTGATTTTGTATAGATTATCGTCAATAATATCCATTGACGCGTTGTATTGGTCATTGAGGTTGGCCGCGTCGCCGGTTTGATATTTTTCGAGATTGAAGTTGGTTGTGTAATCGGTCACGTTAGTTGTCCTTTCTGAGGTTTGTTGGATGATTTATTTCTTCCTGTACTTTTAGTTGATGTATTACGCGGTCGAGCGTGCGCATTGCAGCGTTGTATCCGTCGCGTAGGTCGGCTAGGTCGCCTGTTTCGTATAGTGGCAGATGATAAAACGGTGTTTGTGATGCCATGATTGTACGCCTTTACTCGGTCGGTGGAATTGGATAGCCCTCTGCGGTTTTTTTGAGTTTGCTGAGGTCGGCGACGGTGAATGTTTCTGTCCCGATGCGGTTTAATATGTGATTAAGAATGGTACCAAGTGTGTTCGCGTTAGATTCGGTCAGGCTTAACGATTTTACGAATGTGGCTAGACCGGCCGGTAGCACGTTATTGTTCAACGCTAGGTCTGCTTTATCGCTGACGCTTTTTATTGCCGCGTCGATTTTATCCATTGACTCGTTGTATTGGTCAAGTAGATTTGCGGAATTTCCCGCTTCGTATTTTGCCAGCTCGTAATTTGTGGTATTAACCATGATACTCCTTCTTTATGAGAGTGGCGGGTATTTATCGCCGGTGGTTGGATTAGTGACACGTGGTGTTGTGTCGTTGAATATGGTAAGGTTGCCGATTGCGGACGTTTCGTCCGTTCGGTGTTCGGCTAGTTTGCCGGTGTTGATATCGGCTATTTGCGTGACTCGTGCGCCGTACACCGCTAGTTCGCGGTATAAGTCACGTAGCGCGGTTTTACTGTCAGTGTATTCGCCTTTAGTAACGTTCCATATTAGCTGTGTGGTTCCTATGTGTTCGATTTGTTCTTGCAGTTGCGCTATGGCAACGGCGTAATCGTTTATGTTCGCTTCAATGTTTTTTATTCTTGTATCGTAGTCGTTCAATGTTTTGTTAATATCAGTCACGATTTCGTCAAGATATGCCGTTATGTGGTCGATTTCACACGCGATGTGCTTTATTATTTCCTCTTGACTTTTAGCGTTCCAATAAAACGCGGGTATGGCGGGCGTGTACGGCCATACCGAGAAAAACGGCAGCAGTGGAAACATGTGTATTATCCTTTCAATAGTTGTTTATGTTTACCGTCCACAATGGGCTAAAACATGTTTCAAGGTGTTCGACCAACAATACGTCAATATCGACGTAATCGCCGTTCCTTATACGATTGACTTTGCCCATGAAATCACCGTTTGCGATTGTCTCGTATTGATTATCGGTTGCGTTACTAGCGTAGTCTTGGTTTTCAGCCAATTGTGTCGCGGGGAAATCACTGTAGACTGTCCGCATTTTATGCCATATGTCGCTGTCACTGAGAATTATATCAGGATTATTGCTTACAAGCGCATAAAGCGGGCGCAACGTCGGCATGATTTCCTGTATTAGTCGCATAAAGTGCCGCCGCCATCTTGACGGTGGCATCACGCCTAATTCCCTGTCATAGAAACGATTTTCGATTTTCTTGCAGCAGCGTGCGTATTGCGTGTCATCATAGGCAATGTCCCGCCATGACCAGGCGGCATTATTCCAGTCAACACCGCCCGGCACATCGAGCAGTTCGCCAAAAGTGTATGTCATCACGCCGTGAAAATCGTCGTACGATTCGCATGGCTGATAATGGTTTATGTCATTCTGCATTGTCATTGTCGTTCATTCTTTCAACGTCCGTCAAGTAACTATAGTTGCGGGAAACATTGTCTTCGTTCCACACAACCTGTATCGGTTCCTTGAGATATTTTCTAAACCTTGTGTTGAGAATGTCGCACGCGGCACGCCGTTCCTCCAATTCGCTGAGCGCGCGTAAATCGGTTGGCTCCCCGTAATCGTTGATTTCGTCGGCGGTCTGCCGTTCCATTTTCAGCGGAAGATTTTTAATGCCCAACGCTTGATAGAACGCGTTCCAAGTGTTCTGTATATCGTTCTGCAATTCCATGCCGATATATTCGACGTTGGTTTTCAGCACGTTGGCTTTCATGGAATCGGTGAAGCCCGGTGTCGCCATGATAGCCATTTCACCGCCTGAGATTTGCTTGATGACGTTGACGCCCGCCGTCTGCTGTCCGGCTGGAACTTCCAGTATGAACGGCGTTTTCTGATTGAAGCGATTCTGCCGCCGCGTCATGTATAAATCTTCTATTTCATGCGCGAAAAATTCAATAGTCGGAATGAGTGGCGTACGCGCGCGGTTAGCGTAGATGAAAACACCATTGGAATTGTTAACCGGAAAACGCCAACCGTTAATGCCGTAACTATCCCATTTCTTCGGTTTGTAATACACATTGAAATTCGATGTAGTCACCGCTTGCGTGCTGAAAAACACACCCGGCTTGCTACGCGGAAACGCGATTGTGGCGTAACCGAAATACAGCAGATTATATTCCAAAAACCATGCGTCACAGGTTTTCGGCAGATTCAACCACTTGAAACGAGATAGCGCGATATTCAACATTTGAGAATACGCCATCGAATACGCTTGCGAGTTAAGCGCTTCGGACTGCTGCCACATCGGCGCGCCACGTTCGCCCAATTCCGCACGGGTCAACGGCCTTTTATGCGTGCGTTTGCGTCCCATACTTTTCCACCTTATAGATTGTCGTGTACGAAGTCGCCGCCGACTTCATCGGGTCTGTTCCATATTGTAACACCGTTGCTGAAAATATCCCTGATTGTCTGCAATTGTTCGTTTTGCGCAAGCGGGCAAAGCGTCCATATGTCGGTGGTCTGCCAATACGTGAAATGCTTGCAAGGCGTTAGAATCGGCTGATTATAAAGTTTGTTGCTTGCGATACCATAGCGCAGCATGTAATCGCCCGCCGCCGCTATCGCGCCGTTATCTTCGGTGACTATTTTCACGGTCATGGTGTCAAGCCCCGTGGCCTGTCTGAAATTGTCGCTGCCATACGCGCCAACGGGTTGCGCGGCATGGTTGAGCAAGTCGCGCCATGCGGCATTCGTGTTTGAGCGCGTGTTCATCATGACGCGTTTCGCGTTATCCACGCTCTGATTGCGTGACGCCGACGCGTTCGCATTCGATGTGTTCGCATTGTTGGCCGCAACGCTGCTGTTAGTGGCATTGCTTGCGTTCGTGTTGTTGGTGTTAAGCGTCGTGGCTTGAATGTTCTGCGTGCCCGCCATTGCAATACTGACGCTGTTCGCCTGACCATTGTATTTTTTCGATGCGAACGCCGCTGCATCATTGTACGCTTGCTTGTAAGCGGCTTCCGCCGTCGTCTTGGATGCGCCGGTGGCGAAACTCGCGCCTGACAAGCCTATGCTTCCGGCTGCGCCGAGTCCCGCCGCCACCATTGGTGCCGCCGCGCCGCCCGTCGCCGCCGTCACCGCTATGCCGGTTGCCGCCGTGCCTATCGCACCTATTGCCGCCGTGACGGTACCAATCGCACTCGCCGTGATTTCCGTGTTTACGAGTTGCGTTGTCAAATCTAAGCTAGCCGTATTCATTTCGTCGATTTTGTTGTTAGATGCACTAAGCAGCAAATTTTGCTGTGTTACGTTGTTTTTGTAGATTGCGTTAGACGCATTATTGGAATTGGCCGTGACGGTGGAATTAAGCGCGTTCGTCAGATTCGTGTTAGCGATACTGTTCGCATTGCTTCGGTTAGTGTTGCTCAATGCAACGTTAGCCGAACGTGCGCCGTTCTCGTACGATATAATGGCGTTTTCACGTGCTTGCGCGACCTCTCGATTGTATGCGTCGGCGCGGTGCGCGTCGATTGCGCGTCGTTGCAGCGCGTATGTCGGTATGTCGTGCGATATGAGTGTTTTGAGCACGTCCGCGTTCGGCACGTCGGCGGTAATGCTAGCCCCGGTAATGGCGTTAATGCTGATAGCCGTATCGCCGTCGCTACCGATTCCGTCAAGCCATGCGATTTGCCGCAATATCGGATAGCTGAGAGATGTGATTGTCTGTACCGAGAGGTGTCCGCAATCCGCTATTTCCACACGGGTTTTATTGCCGATATTATCGGATACTTCCAAGTGTGCGTAGGGTGCAAGATACAGTCGCGTTATTTGCGCGTATTCCCTAGCATATGCGAAATCATCGATAGTTAAATCAATATCGGATAGTTTTGTCCGTGCGCCGCTGACCGTATGCCATTCGACGCCATTCACGATGATAGCGTTACCAAGTCGCATCATGTTTGCGGTGGCGACGAAAACCGCTGTAATCTGCGACATAATATGTGGATAATACGCAAAAAGCACATCGAAATAATCGCCCGATATTTTGGACGATTCGAGCGCATACATGCTTACGTTGCTTGCAGTGAGATTATCGATGGAATTGTATGATGTGCCCGCGCCGACAACGTTTGACGTGTAAACGTTTCCGGCACCCCATGAGAAATCCGTCACCGTGCCATCGTTATTGCTGTATGTCGGGTCGCTGTCCGTGATGTTCGACCCGCGCATGTTACTCATGTTTTGCAATTGCTCGGTTGAAAACGTTGCGGCCAAACAAATGTATCTTGCACCGTTTTGCAGATTAAACGGCGTGCTTTTCCTGATATTCGACGCGGCATTGCCATAATCGACGTCGGGTAGCGTGAAGTCACGGCAATTCGCGCGTGGGTTTTTCAACAGTTCTTGCGGTGTCGTTTCCGTTAACGGCGCGTGTCCGCGTGACAACAGTAGGCCGTTAATTGTGGTGCTGTTGATATAGTCCGTCCACACGTCGCGCGTAAGCGTGCATGTTGTCGTGTTCGGCGCTTCCGCGCGCACGGAAGAGATGAAAAAATGATAGCGTGTCTGCACGTCGGTTTTCTGATACGGCGTATTGATAATGTCACGCGAAAAGTCAACGACAATGTAATTATACTGTTGCGCCGTCATGTAGGGCACCGGCAATTTTATGCCGTCCGCGTCGGCGCGTGCAATATACATATTAGTTGTGAGCTTGACGGTTTCGCCGTCCAGTTTGTCAAACCACGCGTTTCGTGCGGTGTCATCGGGGAATTTCACGACGTCGTGGTAATCATCGAACCAATTAACATGACAAAGTTTAATTACAGTGTTTGGTGTCCAAATATTGTAATCGAAAACATTACGGTACTGTTCGTATACATGTGCACTGTCACCGGGAAACGACGTTGCGCCGTCCAAATGCGAGAATTTCATTTTGATGCCTCTTTCACATACAAAATCGGGGATACCGGAAACACCGGTATCCCCGATTCTATCAAGGTGTTTTTACTTTTTAATACTCGTCGAGTCATCCACACTCGCCGAGTCATTCACACTCGATGCATTAGGGTTTGCAATTATTATAGTACGATAAGCGCTATATTTATTAGTTGTGCCGTTCGGATTAATATACGTCGCCGTACCATCAATCTTAAGCGTAGTCTTATCCGGCAAACCGTCACGCTGTATATGCAAACGCGCTTGGTCATCAACAAAAGTGTTGACATTCAACGGTACGGTTGTGGTAGTTTCGCTCTTAGTCAACGCAGCAGTTACTTCGTACGTCGCGGTATTCGGTGCAACCTCAACGGCGGTGCCTGTAGGGGTAATTGTCGCGGTAAGAGTCGGGTGCAGTTGAATCACGTCGCCCGGTTTAGCGGTATCGGAATCAGCCGTTAGCGTGAAACCGGTGACAGTCTGCGTGACAACGTTAATGCTTGTGCCGGCGTCGGTAGTGAACAATGCACACGGTGTGAACGGGGACACGCCGTAGATTCCCCAGTGGTTGAGATACATCGTGTTCGAAAGCGTCTGAGGATTATAGAACTGCGTGGTACCATACAGCGTATCCCGCACCTGATACCAGTCAGTGGATACAAGCAACGCCACCGCCCCGGGAATGCCAAGGGTCGGCACTTGAATAATTCGATACGGTACGTCGGCCTTATCCAGCTGGAACACCGCGGACAACGCATCAACATCAAGCGACGCAAGATATTCCGGCTCGATAAGCAGCACCATCTGCTGCGGATTAGCATACGCCGGAATATCGTTCACGTTGAGCGCATTGTACTGGGTGCTCGGAAAACGCATACGCCCGGCGGTCGCACGCAACGCCTTGAGCAACGCCTTGGCCGACGCTTCATCGGTCGGAGCCGCATCGAGATGCACCTTGTAGAAGCCAAGATTTTGCTCGTAATGTTTGATCAGGGCGAGCATGATGTTCATCTCATCATATTCATCACTGTTGCGCGGTGTTTCCATAATCTGCGCGATGAAGCGGTTCAGTCCGAAGTCGTCCACGAACGCCTGACGCAGTTCGTCGTCAGTCCACGAAATAGGGTACTGGTCTTTGCGATTCATTTCATAGAACCATACGGCGGCTTCGGGGCGGTGCATCTTCAGCAGGTCTTCGGCATCGTCCTTGTACCCGTGCGCCTTAATCCACTTGACTGCGATCTCCTGTACAGTCGACCCCCAGTAGAGATTCTCTTTCTTGAATACCGACAACATGTTCTTGAAAGGTTCGTTCTGCGCCATCACGGTAAGGCCAATGCGGTTGACCATGCTCCAAACACAATCATTCAAATACTGACGATTCATGGGGTCGAACAGGTATCGCATGGTGTTGGCTACACCGGTTTGCGTGGCGCTCGGCACACGCTGTTGATAATCGTCAGTGCCCTTAAGTCGCACCTTATCCAAAATTGTCGCGTTGTCTACAGCCATAATAAATATCTCCTATTCGTTTATTCAGAGCGTGTAATCAAGGTTTTCAAGGTCGTCAGCTGCGGCTTCGGCTATGGCGGTCGCCGCATCGTCTTCGCGGACGATCGCACCGTTTTCGACCATCTGAGACACAGAATCGGCGAAATTGTCATAGATGCCGTCGATTCGTTCGCTGATTGCGTCCGTGCGGTCGCTTAGCGCGCTCACCTTGTCAAGCACATCGCGTAGCATGTCGCGCAAATCATCGAACTCGCCCGCGCGGTGCGCTTCGTCGGGGGTGAGGTCATCGCGTTCGGCGGTGTCCCTTTCCTCAGGGATTTCGTCATCCATTATTTTTTCCTTTCATATATGAAAAAGTCGTACCGGCGAACGAATACCGAACCGGCACGACTTAAGAATAGCACACTTACGACATGATTCACAGCGACGAACGGCGCGCTTTTCCCTCACGGCCATATCATTGGCGGAGTCAACCGTGGTTATCAACGATAATGTTTTAACATTCTCACTGTAACACCTCGTGTATGCCGTGTTTATTTTACGCCGAAATTTCTAAGCATTGCAATTACGGCGTGTTGCGTTTCCACCGTATCGTAGCGTAAATAGCCTAACGCGTAATATGACGTAAGATTCTTAATCAATTAAGTTTGTTATCAACCGTCGTAATTGCGAAATATGGTACATGCGCGCCCGCGTCATATTTTGATGATGTGAAAACGTAGCCACAACGTAAATCAACATAAACACCGTATTCCCGTCGCAACCAACGGAAGACATAAGTAAGTTTAGCGTGGTTGTGTGGTTTTTCAATAAAATCAGTGTCATGGTGCTTGAATTTATTTTTAGCGGTGACATCATCATTATTTTTCATCATGCGCCCCGCAACGGTGTTTTTCGTTTTCTGTTCAGCATATTTATCATCTTCAACATAATCGAAAATACACGTCTTACCGTCAAGCCATTGCAAACCAAACTCAGGCTCC